AGGGTGCGTATTGGCGTAAGCTCAGAAACACCTGTTGAGAGGTCTTTTGGAAAAGAGGTACTTTCACATAATGCTGAAGATATAGATATGTCATTTATGGCTTCAGGTACAGCTCCGCTTTTGGATGGACATGATATGGACAGACAAATTGGAGTTATTGAAGAATTTAAACTTGATGAGACTGCTAAAAGGACAATAGCAGTAGTTAGATTTGGTAGGTCTAGCCTTGCTGATGAAGTTTATAGAGATGTGCTTGATGGAATTAAACGTAATATTTCTGTTGGGTACTCTATAACTAAAATGGAACGTACAAAAAACGATATTTTTGGGGAGCATTATAGAGCTTCTTGGATGCCTGTTGAAGCAAGTGTTGTTTCAGTACCAGCAGATCAGTCAAAAATGGTCGGAGTTGGACGTTCTAAAGATAAACAAAAACAAACAACAAAGGTAAAAATAATGGAAAACGAAAAACAAGAAATTAATCTTGATGAAGTTAGGTCTAAAAGTGTTGATGAAGCAAGAAAAGAATTTCAAAAGAACTCAAAAGAAATTATTGATCTTGGCGTAAGACACAATAAAAGAGATTTAGCTAATCAAGCTATTAAAGATGGCGTTTCTGTTGAAGAATTTAGAGGAGAATTATTAGAAACTATATCTAATGACGTTCCTTTAGAGACTCCTTCAGAGATTGGATTAACTCAAAACGAAACTAAAAGATTTAGCATAATGAGAGCAATTAATGCTATGGCTAATCCTACAGATAGGAAAGCTCAAGAAGCTGCTGCATTTGAAATGGAATGTTCAGAAGCTGCACAAAGAGCTTATGGAAAAACTGCTCAAGGCGTAATGCTTCCTGAAGAAGTAATGAGAAATTGGAGTCAAAGAGATATGTCTGCTGGCTCTGATGGTGCTTTAATAGGCGAGGACTTCAGAGGTGGAGATTTCATAGACGTACTTAGAAATAACTCTGCTGTAATGCCAATGGCAACTATGCTTAGTGGACTAACTGGCGATGTAAAAATCCCTAGAAAAAGTGCTGCATCTACTGCTGCTTTTATTAGTTCAGAAGGCGGAGCTGCTGGTGAGTCTGAGTTTACTGTTGGTTCAGTAACTATGACTCCTAAAACATTAGGTGCATTTACAGACGTTACTAGACAATTACTAATTCAATCATCTTTAGATGTTGAAAATTTAATTAGAAATGACTTAGCACAATCTATGGCAATTGCTATTGATAGTGGAGCTTTACAAGGTTCAGGTAGTTCAGGTAATCCAACAGGTATTACTAATACTTCAGGAATTAATACAGTATCACTTTCTAGTGCTGCTGCTCCAACATTTAGTGAGATGGTTTCACTCGAAACTGCTGTCAGAGTTGATAACGCATTAATGGGCGACTTAGCTTACATAGTGCATCCAAGTAATTATGGAACATTGAAAACTACTGAAAAAGCTACTAATACTGCTCAGTTTGTTGCTGTTAATGATGAAATCAATGGCTATAAAGTCGTTGTTTCACCTCAATTAACTGCTAACAACTATGTATTTGGTAACTTTAGCGACTTACTTGTTGGTATGTTCGGTGGACTTGATATTGTTGTAGATCCTTACAGTAATTCAACTTCAGGAACAGTTAGAGTTGTTGCTTTACAGTCTGTTGATACTGCTGTTAGACACGCAGTTTCATTCTGTGCTGCTAGTTAATGGTACTTAGTACGAACAAAATGGGTGGTTTAATAGCCACCCATCTTAATAAGGAAACTAATATGAAATATTTAATATTAAAAGATACAGTTGCTAACAAGCAAAAAGTAAATGCAGGCGATGTTGTAGAACTTTCAATTGATGAAGGTCGTATGCTTATTGGTTTAAATAAAGCTCAAGAGTACAAAGAAAAACCAAAAGCAAAAAAAGTTGATAGAAGTGTTGGCTTAAAAACCTCAGACGTAAAAGCTCCAAAAAAAAGAGCTGATAAATAGTTATGCCAATAGAAAGTGCAGCAGATTTTAGTTCGTATGTAGATCCTCAAATTGGAGGTGTAACTGCTACATTTTCTGAAATGCACGTTGGCTCATTATGGGATTCAAGAATTGGTTTAATAGATTCATATATTGATATCGATTCTGGAAACTCTTACACAATAAACATATTGATTGACCAAGATTATTTTTCTATTGATGGACAAAGCGTATCAGTAGAAGGATATCAGCCAATAGCATATATAAAAGCTACTGATGCTCCTTACATATCTATTGACGATAAATTAACAGTAAATGCTGTTACTACAAATAATGGCTCAACATTAGTTCCAGAAACAGATTTTAAGGTTGTAAATGCACAGCCAGATAATTTGGGGATGGTGCAATTAATTCTTGCACTTCAATAAATATGAGTCAGTACCTTATGGAGACAGAAGAAGATATGGCTTCTTATTTAGATATAAATTATGGACATGGTGTTCAAGCTACATATACAAACAGTAGTGGTACAGCATCTAGTATAAGCATTATTTTAAATAATGAATATATAGAACAAGAAGGGTTAGAAGTTTCTGTAGAAGCAACTCAGCCTATTGCATATTGCAGATCAATTGATGTGCCAAGTATTGCTCATGGAAATACATTACAAGTTGCAGCAATAAAAGATGTAGAAGGAAATATATTAAGTCCAGCAGCTAATTACACTGTAGTTAATATACAAAGTGATAGAACAGGTTTTAGTGCATTACAGCTAGAGAAAATATAATGGCTAATCACGTAAGACAACAAATACGAGAGCAGATAGGTACTACTCTTAACAATTTAACAACTACTGGTACTAGGGTTTACCAATCAAGAGTATATCCCCTAGAAACAGGTGGTACACCAGCTTTATTAGTCTATACAAAGTCTGAAGATAGTAATCCAGAAGTTATAGGCACTAATAGATTATTTACAAGAAACTTAACTGTTGCAGTAGAGATTTATGTAAAGGCAACTAGCAATTTTGACGACACTATAGACACTTCAGCAAAAGAAGTTGAAATAGCTATAGCTGCTGATCCTACATTAAATGGGTTAGCTAAAGATTGTTATTTAGAATCAACTGAAATTGATTTTAATGCGGAAGGAGAAGCACCACTGGCAACTGCTACTCTTAATTTTTTAACCAACTATTACGTCCAGGAACAAGCTCCTGACGTAGCAGTTTAACTAGGAATATATTATGAAAATGATTAGTCCAAATGGCAAAAGTTCTATAGATGCTCATCCAGATAGTGTTGAGTACCTTAAAGAAAAGGGTTGGAAAGAAGAAGCAGCCCATAAAATTAAATCTTCTTCTAAAACAAAAAACGAGGAATAAAAAATGGCAACACATTTAGGAAAAGAGGGAACTGTACAAGTTGGCTCAAACTCCATAGCTGAAATTAGAAGTTTTAGTATAGATGAAACTATTGATACTGTTGAAGATACTTCAATGGGCGATGCTTCAAAATCATACTTAGCTTCTATTAAAGACTTTAGTGGTTCTATTGATGTACTTTACGATGAAACTGATACAAATGGACAAACAGCTTTAGCTGTAGGTGCAACAGTAACATTAAATTTTGCACCAGAAGGTACTGCTAGTGGCGATGTAAAACTAACTGGATCAGCTATTGTTACTGGTAAATCAATAAATTCATCATTTGATGGACTTATCGAAGCATCAATTTCAATACAAGGTACAGGTGGATTAACAACAACTACCTATTAATTATGAAATTAATAGATAAGGCTAAAGCTCATTTTGATTCATTAGAAATCAAAGAGATATTAATACCTGAATGGAGTGAAGGAGATGAGGTACTTAAAATTTATGCAAAGCCATTAACTCTATCTGAAATGTCTAAATTGCAAAAATACGCAAAAGACGATGATGTAGCTTTAATGGCATATTGCTTACTTTATAAAGCCTTAGATTCTGATGGAGAAAAAGTTTTTGATTTATCAGACAAACATACTCTTATGAATGGAGTGGATAAAGACGTTCTTGCAAGAGTTGCAACTGAAATAATGTCAGCACCAACTGTAGAAGAACAAGCAAAAAAGTAATTGAGGATAAGGACTTATTTGCTAAGTATTATCTAGCTGAAATGTTGCACTGCACACTTCAGGAACTAGAAGAAAAAATGACCTTATCCGAATATACAGGATGGTTAGCATATTTAGAGGAAAAAAATAGGCAAATAAAAGATGGCAACTGATTATAAATTAAGAATTAAAGCTACCGATCAAACAGGCGGTGCATTTAAAAAAACTAATAAGAATATTAATAGCACCCAAAATGCTATGAAAAAACTTGCTGGTGCTTTTGCTGGTGTTTTTGCTGTAAGAGCTATTGTTAATTTTGGACAAGAAACATTAGCACTTGCTGATAATATAGGTAAAGTTTCTGATTCTATTGGTGTAAATACAAAATTTTTACAACAATATCAATTTGCTGCTCAACAATCTGGATTGACTACTGAAGAATTTAATAAAGGTATGCAAAACTTTACCAAAATGGTTGGTCAAGCTCAATTAAGAACATCTGAAGCTGGAAGAACATTAGAAAAACTTGGAATACAAGTAAAAAGAGCAGATGGATCAGTTAGGGGTGCTGAAGAAGTATTTGTAGAATTAATGACAGCTCTTGATGGTGTAGGAAGTCAATTTGAAAAAAATGCCATTCTTGCTGATCTTATGGGTAGGGCTGGTGTAAAACTAGCTGTTATGGGTAAAGATGGTGCTGAAGCTATGAAGGCATTAGCTGCTTCTGCAACAGGAGTTATACCAGAGGATTCTATTAGACAAGCAGAAATTTTTAATGATGCTATGAATGAATTAAAAAGAGCTACCTTAATGCCATTACAAAAAGCATTTGTATCAGTTTCAACAACAGTTTTAGAATTTTTAGATATTTTAGGAATTGTCGATAGACAAAAAACATTATCAGAATTAGAAGGAGAACTACAAGGTGTAAATACTTTATTAAAAGAAATAGAACAAACTGGAGGTTTCCAAGTTGATGGTGTTGGTTTTATGGAATATACGCCAAAAGAAATAAAAGCCAATCAACAAAGACAAAAAGATTTAAAAGAACAAATTGAACTTATAAAAAAATCTAAATCTGCACAAATAGAATTAACTGGCCTTACTGAAACTGCTTTTGCGTCTACTACAATTAATGATTCAATAAAAAGCAACATAACAGTAGTAAAACAATTTGCAGACACAATAGATGGACAGCTTACAACAGCATTTACAGATTTTTTTGATTTAACAAAAGAACAATTTGGTGATTTTAAAGATTTAGCCACATCAGTTGCAAGAGCAGTTATTAATGAATTAATACAAGTATTTTTAGTACAAAAATTAGTTGGAATAGTAAAAGGTAGTATAGGTAATTTACAAAGCAGTATTCAATATAATAGATTGACAGATGGTGATTCTTTGTTTGATATGAGTGGAGATGGTGGCGGATATACAGGAATGGGTATTAGGGCTGGTGGATTAGATGGTAAGGGTGGTTTTCCAGCTATATTACATCCTAACGAAACAATCATAGATCATACTAAAGGACAGGCTGTTCAATCAGCACCTACAGTCAACTTTAATATATCAACAGTTGATGCTGCTGGATTTGACCAATTACTAGCATCAAGAAAAGGTTTGATAACATCAATCATTAATAATGCCATGAATAATCAAGGCAAGATGGGAGTTGTTTAATGTCAGGTCAACTTCCAACAACAGTCAATTTTAGAGCTTCTCAGTTTAAAGATAATAGGCCTACGTTATTAAATCAAACTCTATCTGGTAAAAAACAAGTTAGACAAATAGGATCTCAATACTTTAGCTTTACAGTACAAATGCCATTAATGAAGCAAGAATTAGCACAATCTTATTTTGCTTTTTTACAAAAACAAAAAGGTTCTTTTGAAGATTTTACTATTGCAGCTCCATTAGATAATTTAGGAGCTGGAAAAGCTGA